GCCTTGCAAGGGTGCGTCGCAGAAGCACAAGACCGTTACGGTCAGCACGGAGGAGATCGCCGGGAGTGTAACCTACGGCGGCCGGCCGCGGTACCGAATTAAGGTGGCTGCTCCTCTGCGGCTTGACCCAAAACCTCTGCCGATCGACCCATATGTTCTGGGCATTTGGCTGGGCGACGGCCGCNGTAATAGGGGGGCCATCGTCGTCGATAAAGGCGATTTCGAGATTGTCCGCGAGATTGAGAAGAGGGGATACAAGTTTTCCCCTCACTACTCGAATAAGAGTAACCTTGTTTACGGGACCATCCTTGGGCTTCGCACAGCCCTGCGGCAGATGGGATTGATCGAGAATAAGCNCGTTCCGGATATTTATAAGCGGGCCGGCATCGAGCAGCGAATTGACCTGCTCCGCGGGCTGATGGATTCGGATGGGACCATCACGAAAACTGGCGAGTGCAGGTTCGTGTCAGTATGCGAGCGCCTGGCCAGGGATGTGCATGAACTCGTTCTTGGCCTTGGCTTTAAGGCGCACATTCACTCGGCTCCAACTAACGGGAACGGTGACGCATGGATTGTCTCGTTCAAGGCATACAACGACGTGCCGGTATTCAACCTTGCCCGTAAACGAGAGAGGCAGATCCAGCGTAACGGCGTGAGCACGAAAGCTCAGTATCGCTGGATTGTGGCGGTCGAGGAGGTCGAGCCGAGGCCGGCTCGTTGCATCGCGGTGGACAGTCCGTCGCATTTGTTCCTTGCAGGGCGAAACCTAATTGCGACTCACAACACCAAGCGCGACCAAGCTAAAATAGTATGGCAAGAAGCCAAGCGAATGGTTAAGAAGTCTCCTGCATTAAGAAAAAGAGCCAAACCTTTATCTTATGAAATTGTATCAGAATTCAATGATGGAATATTTAAGCCTTTAGCTTCTGATGCTGATACTCTAGATGGTTTAAACGTCCATGTAGTTATTATGGATGAGTGGCATCAATGGAAAAATGGTAGAGCATTATATGATATCATGGCTGATGGTATAACTGCTAGAGAGCAGCCATTAATAGTTATGACTTCTACTGCAGGTACTATTCGGGAAGATATATTTGACGAGATATACGAAGAAGCAGAAATACAGTTTAATAATATGAAATTGGGAAACGAGGTTGACGATAGAACCTTGTTTTTTATTTATGAGTTAGATAAAAAAGATGAGTGGAGAGATGCAAACAATTGGATTAAGGCAAACCCTGGTCTAGGAACTATNAAGAAATTAAGAGCGTTGCAGGATAAAGCTAAAAGGGTAGCGGATAATCCGAAATTGGAGAAGAATTTTGTTTGTAAGGAATTTAATATAAGAGAAACAAGTTCTGANTCATGGTTATCATTTGAACAGCTCAATAACACAGCTACATTTGATATAGAAAAATTAAAACCAAGATATTGCATAGCNGGNATNGACTTAGGAGCTACTACAGACTTAACTTGTGCAACTATAATATTTAGAGTTCCTGATGATCCAATTCTATACGTTAAACAAATGTATTGGTTGCCTGGTGATTTACTCGATAAGAGAGTAAAAGAAGATAAAATCCCATATGATAAATGGCTGGACCAAGGGCTACTAAGAGTTAGCGAAGGCAACAAGGTAAACTACAAAGATGTTACTAAATGGCTATTAGAAGTCCAGAACGATATGGATATTTATATATTTAAGATTGGTTATGATAGTTGGAGCTCAACATATTTTGTAGACGAAATAAAGCAGAATTTTGGTAATGCAGTAACTGAAGCAGTAGTACAAGGTGCAAAGACATTTTCAAGCCCAATGAAACGGTTTGAAAAAGACTTGGAATCTAAAATGATTAATTATAATAACAATCCTATTTTGAAGTGGAACCTAAGTAATGCAGCTATAAAAACTGATAGCAATGACAACATCATGTTAGTTAAAACAAGTAACCCAAGGCGAAGAATAGACGGTGTAGCTTCATTATTAGACGCCTATATAGTGTATGAAAATCACTACGAAGATTATATAAACATGATATAAGGGAGGTGATTATTTGGGAATATTTAATAAAATAAAAAATACTTTTAGCAATGCGACAAAAGTTAGCAGAATAAAAATGATAACCGATAGAGGAAATGGCTTTTATTCATGGGATGGAAAACTTTATAAAAGTGATATTGTAAGAGCGTGTATAAGGCCACGAGTAAAGGCNATAGGNAANNTANTCCCAAAGCATATAAGAAATGGCCCTGATGGGATGAAAATAAATCCAGAGCCATATATAAGATTTTTACTTGAAGAGCCAAACCCATACATGTCAGGGCAAATGCTTCAAGAAAAAGTTGCAACTCAATTAGCACTAAATAGTAATGCATTTATANTNATNATTCGNGATGAAAATGGNTATCCNACAGAGCTATATCCAATACCGTGTTTAACCGCAGAAGCTATATATGATAGATCAGGGGATTTGTATTTAAAATTTTATTACAGAAATGGTAGAACAGGCATATTCCCTTATTCTGACATAATTCATTTAAGAGATGATTATAACGATAACGATATATTTGGGGATCCTCCTGGTGAAGCCTTAACAAGTTTGATGGAAGTTGTAGGAACAATAGACCAAGGTATGGTAAAGGCAATAAAAAATAGTGGTGTAATCAGATGGTTATTGCAATTTAACCAATCATTAAGACCGGAGGATATAGAAAAGAATGTAAAACAATTTGCAGATACATATCTAAGTATAGAATCTGACACTTTTGGCGTTGCTGGTGTAGATGCAAAAGCAGAAGCCAAACAAATAGAGCCAAAAGACTATGTGCCAAACGCAGCACAGACAGATAGAGCAACAGAAAGGATATATTCATTCTTTAACACTAATAAGAAGATAGTCCAATCTAGTTACAATGAGGACGAGTGGATAAGCTATTATGAAGCAAGGATTGAACCAGACGCAATGCAAATGAGTGCAGAGTATACAAGAAAGTTATTTACACGAAGGGAGAGAGGATTTGGAAATAAAATTATATTTGAAGCGTCAAGTTTGCAGTATGCAAGCATGAGAACTAAACTTGATTTAGTGCAGTTTGTAGACAGAGGAATGATGACACCGAATGAAGTAAGGGCGATAATGAACCTTGCACCTATAGAAGGTGGAGATACTCCTATAAGAAGGCTTGATACTGCACCGGTAACAGAAGGAGAAAACGAATGAAGGAGGTGAGTAAGTGGCTAAAAAAATCAACATAAAAGGCGTGATAGTCCCTAACGATGACAAATGGATTTATGACTGGTTTGAAATGGATTCGACATGTCCAAGGGAAGTTGAAAAAGAAGTTGAAAAAGCCAACGGTGAGGATTTGGAAGTTATAATCAATTCTCCTGGCGGTGATGTGTTTTCCGGTTCTGAAATCTACACGCTACTAAAGGATTACAGCGGCAATGTGGTTGTAAAAATAGTAGGCGTAGCAGCAAGTGCCGCAAGCATAGTCGCAATGGCAGGGAAAAAGGTGATGATGTCTCCAACTGCGGAAATGATGATTCACAATGTTTCGTCTTGTGCATGTGGAGATTATAGAGATTTTGAACATGAATCTAAAGTTTTAAANGATTATAACAGTACAATCGCCAATGCTTACATGATAAAAAGCGGAATGACAAAAGAAGAATTGCTTTCTATGATGGATGAAGAACTTGGTTAGCACCTGAAAAGGCATTAGAGTACAAGCTAATTGATGAAATAATGTTTATGGATAATACCCCTAAGTTGGCGGCTAGTTTTGGCGGCATAATGTTACCGCAAAAGGTAATAAACAAAATAAGAAACACAATTAAGAATCCGAATGTTGATGAAAACAATAATTCGGATTTTTTAATACAACAAAGTAAAGCTCAATTAAACTTATTAAAATTAAAAGGAGAGATAAGTAATGAATAAAAAGGAATATCTTGAGAAAAGACAAAACTTAATTAATGAGGCTGAAAATCTTATCAATGAAGGTAAGATTGAAGAAGCAAATGCGAAAATGGAGGAAGTAAAACAGCTAGATAATCAATGGGAAGAAATTGCAAAAGCACAAGCTAATCTAAATGCACTTAATGAACCTAAAGGAATTAATATTACTAATTTAGCAGGTACGAGAGGAGTTGATGGAGTAGTGGTAGATACTTTAGATGCTAACGTTGTTACAACAGATCAAGATATTTATAATTCAATAGAGTACAGAAAAGCATTTATGAATCATGTACTTAAAGGAACGCCTATTCCTGAAAAGTTCATGAATGTAGACCAAAATACAAAAACTACAGATGTAGGTTCTGTGATTCCTACTACAGTCTTAGAAAGAATAGTTGAAAAACTAGAATCAACAGGAATGATTTTACCACTTGTAACAAGGACATCTTACAAAGGTGGCTTGGCAATTCCGACATCCTCTGTAAAACCTGTAGCCACTTGGGTATCAGAAGGGCAAGGAAGTGAGAAACAAAATAAACCTACCGGTCAAGTTGTATTTAGCTACTACAAGCTAAGATGTGCAGTATCTGTATCATTTGAAACAAGCGTTGTTACTTTAGGCATCTTTGAAACTACTTTAATAAACAACATAGCAGAAGCCATGACAAAAGCATTAGAACAAGCTATTATATCTGGAACTGGTGCAGGGCAACCCAAAGGCATCTTGGCAGAAACTGCTCCAGAAGGACAAAATATTGAGATTGCAGCAGATGCATATGTTGATTATGAGACATTAATTAATGCAGAAGCAGCTTTACCACTTGCTTACGAAAATGATGCGGTATGGTGCATGACTAAGAAAACATTTATGAAATTTGTAGGAATGACAGATCAAAATGGACAACCTATAGCACGTGTAAACTATGGCATTGCTGGCAGACCTGAAAGAACTTTATTAGGAAGAACTGTGGTATTGAATGATTATATGACTAGCCTTGGTGCACCTATTGAAAAAGATACAGTTGTAGCCTTCTTATTCAACTTCAAAGATTATGTACTCAACACTAACTACAACATCACTATCAAGAGATATGAAGATAATGAAACTGATGATCAGGTAACCAAAGCTCTCATGCTAGTTGATGGTAAAGTAGTTGATAAGAATAGCTTAGTGACTATCACCCAGAAGGTGGGGGAATAATAGAGGCATTTAGCATGTCTGCCCCTTCTATAGATTTGAAAAGTATGACAAAAAAAGAATTATTAGCTAAAGCTAATGATTTGGGAATAGAAGGGCTAAATGACCGAATGCTTAAGGCAGACATTATTGAAAGGATAAGAGAGGGATTATAGCATCCCTCTTACAATTCTCTTACTAAAAAAGAGATTATAGTACTACTAGAAGGAAAGGGAATTGAATATAATCCAAGACAGACAAAATCGGAGCTAATAAAACTGTTAGGCGGTGATTAGATGTTAGAAGATGTAAAAACCGTATTGCGAATATCAAACAATGCATATGACGCTGAGATTGAGGATTTGATTGAAGCCGCCAAGATGGATTTAAAACTGTCCGGGGTAAACGTCAACAAGACGGTGACGGAAACATATACCCCGGAACCGACAGAAGAAAATCCTGAACCAGAGCCGGTAGAAATACAGGTTATGGACCCGCTTATCAAGAGAGCGATCATCGTCTATGTCAAGGCTAACTTTGGTTGGAATAATCCTGATGCCGAACGCTTGCAGCATTCATACAACATGCTTAAAATACATTTGGCACTGTCGCAGGAATATGCGGAGGTGACGGAAGATGCTGTTTAGGGATGTTGTGAAACTAATCAGCGTCACCACTACCGAAAATGATATGGGCGATATCATCGAAACACCAGTTGAGCGTGAAGTNTTNGCNGACAAACAGTCAATCCGTCAGTCTGAATTCTACCAAGCGGCAGCTACAGGGTTACGACCGGAACTAATGTTTGTTGTTCGGTCTATTGACTATGAAGGTGAACCAAAATTGAAATACAATGGCAAGGAATACACTATCATTCGAACATACGACAAAGATGGCGAATTGACGGAACTCATATGTCAGGGGGTGGTCAACGGATGAAAATATTTGAGGTTAAGGTTGATAAGAGACCAACGGAATGCATGTTTTGTCCTCTGGAAGCGGCTGCAGTTAAGATAACAAAACCTCAATGCGGAGAAATGAAAACCAGAGATGTTGGAGGTGGATGGACTTGCACAAGTAAAGTGCCCGACCATAGGTGCATACTGAAAGAGGTGAATAAATAATGCCAATGCCTAAAAGCGTAACCAAGATAAAAAAGGACGGCATCGAATTCATCTCCAATGTTGACCGTGCCCAGTACACAATCCGTGAACTCACCCGGGCTGCCTTGAAGGATGTGGCAAAGCTACTCCGGAAAAGGATGATAGAAGAATTGAAGAAACTCCCCGGCATGAAAAGGCACCGGCGTATTTACAACAGTACCCAATATTGGGTCCGCAAGAGAGATTGTGACCTGCAAATCGGTGTCAAACATGATGCTTGGTATGGCGTGAATCAGGAGCTTGGTACCAAAGGGATGCCAAAGAAGGGTGTTATCCGGGAAACAACCTTCAAGCACATTGACGATATCAGGCGCATTGAAGGGCAATATCTTTCGGCCATTGAGGACGAAAACCGGGCGTTGGGGCTAATAGACGAAGAGGAGGAAATAGGCGATGAAGAACTTGCGTAAACTATTGCATCCATATTTGAAGTCAATCCATCCTCGAGTATACTTCCAGATTGCTCCTGATAGTGCTGAATTCCCCTACCTTGTCTATGACTTCACGCAGATTGTCAACGACGGCGAAGAATTTGAAACTGTAGCGCTTGATGTTGACGGATGGGATATGCCGGTCGGAGGAGACACGACAGCCATTGAAAACCTGATGGATGAAGTCAACCAAGCCCTGAATAAAAAGACGCTGACCGCCGAAGAATTGGCGGTCACTTTCTATTTGGATCGCAAAATCCCGCTTCGAGATGACAACCCGGGCATTAAGCGCAGGAAGTACATTTATGAGGCAAGACTATTTGGAAGGAGTTGAGAGAATGGCTCTTACTAAGGAACAGATTGAAAACATTCAAATCGATTACGGCATAGTTTTTGTGAACTATGGCGAGACGGACGAAGCACGGCTTGGCCCTACCCGGGGCGGTGGAGAGTTTGTCGCAACAGCAACCATAAGGGACATTGAGTTTGACGGCAGCAAAGGCAAGACAAAGGGTATGCAGGTTGTGGACGACATCACGGCACAGTTGAATGTCACACAACTAAACACATCTATAGAAAC